TAGTATTTCCTCATCTGTTAGTTCAGCTAACTCATAGCAATTATTGTGATATTCACCGCATTTTTTACATGGTTCTTGGCTCATTTCTCTTGTGCCTTTAGTAATTCTCTTTAACAATATAGTATTGAGGCTTCTTATATTCTTCAAGGATGTTTTGTTCTTTGATAAACTTGTTCATCTCGGGTGCGGTAAAAAACATCTTATGGATTACCGGCTTGTGAGTTGCAGTATCTACCACTGATAGGAACCAGGATTTTACAGCCATATTATTCAACTCCTAAAATTTAACTATACTACATTATAACATATCGGAGTTTACTGGTCAACCTGGGCTAAATAAGGGTGTAGTTCGCGATACTGGAATATCCAACTACTCTAACGCTTGAAGGAGCAATCAGCAATGATATTTACCAACCAACAATTATGCGACAACGGATGTGGTCGCCTAGCAACTTACACCACCAAAAAAGGCAAGCATACCTGTGCAACACAACCAGCAGGTTGTCCTACAGTTTTAGCCAAAATGCGTTCAACTACAATGGAACGACACGGGGTTTCTAACATAAGCTCATCCAAAAAAACCAAGTTGAAAAAGAAGAAAAAAGCACTGGAAAAATACGGTGTTGATAATGTATCAAAAGCTACTAATATTCGACAATTGCTATCTGATCAACGATCGGCATATTGGAATGAGATTTACAAAACTAAAAAATTTACAGTTGACGGATTAACTCGCAAACAATACGGAGCCAGAGCTAGCCAGTATGCTATAACTCAATATAATCGTAATATAGATAAAATAGACCCACAACACCTACGATGTAAACACTGGCATGTGGATCATATCTACAGTGTTACTGATGGATTCTTAAATGATGTGCCAGTTAATGTAATATCCGACATATCAAATTTAAGACTCATTAGTGACACGGACAACTATAAAAAACACAAACGATCAGATAAAACTATAGAACAGCTATACGAGGATTATGAATTGGCTTCTTCTGAATAATAAGCATATTGGCCCCAGGGCGGTATAATACTAGTGGTACCATGCATGATGAAAACTGTATCTGTATATTGCTCATCGCCCCAACTTCCATTCGGAAATCCGTCTGTGAACATAATGTGGCGTTTAGGTTCGATTTCGTTCGCTTTAAAGTATTCAAACACGCAATCAAAGTCTGTACCGCCACCGCCCATAATTTCGTAGCCGGTAATATCTTCCAGATTCTCTGAATTAAACTGTTGTGGATTGTAAACCTGGGTATCAAAGGATAATACATGGATACGGTAGTTTGGAAATTGTTCCATAATACCCGCTACTTCTGCTAGGAAATCTTTAAGCATTTTATCGCCCATTGATCCAGACGCATCAATACTAACGGCAATGTCAATCATTGGGTCTAATTTGGATCCAGGAAGAATAGCGTCCATATGCCAGCCTTTACGGCTACTACGCATCCAAGTATAATCAGATTTAATAGTAGACTCTAATTGCATACGGAGCAATTCACGCCAGTTCATCTTGGGTGCGGTCATATCTTCAATGATACGACGAACACCTGCGGGCAAGTTACCTGCGCCATCACTAGCGGCCGCGGCCGCTAATACCGCTTCTTTAATTTCGTCCTTGATTTGTTGGCGTTCTTCTGGAGTAAGTTTAGGGCGACCCTTGCCATTTTCTTTACCATCGCCATCTTCGCCTTCGCCCTCACTGTCGTCGCCTTCACCATCTAAATGCTCGTCTAGCATCTTGTCAATTAAACTACCAATGTCAATTTTTTCCGCATTCTCATACAATATGTCATAGATCTCTTCTGAACTCATGTCTTGATATTTTGCGTCATATAAACAAGGAACACTTGTGATAAACTCACCTACGCGATGTTTCTTTAAGTCTGCGTTGACACAATAGTCATTGGCAATGTTAAACAATTGATGATCACGATCACCCTTGCGTCCAAAGTGATCATAGACACAGTGCAAGACCTCATGACCAAAAAGGAACTCAACTTCTTTTGGTTTGAGCATGTCAATAAAACGACTGTTATAGTAAAAGTTACGACCATCGGTTGCGGCAGTGGTACACCACTCGTCGGCATTGACTAGTTTCAAACGAGTTGCCAAGTTACCAAAAAAGGAGGCACGAAGTAGTAATCCTACTCGAGCAGTAATCAGTTTTTCTCGAATTTCACGATCTAATTTAGGGTCCGTAGGCCCGCACAAGTCTTTAAACTTAGCTGAATCTTTTTTGTTTGCTGTAGTACCCGCTGTGCTCATTATCTGTCCTAATGTTTTACTATACTACTATTATACTATAGATGGATTTATTGGTCAATCAGGCTGTTTCTACTTCCATTAAGCGTTCGATAATATGGAATCGATTATCTGCGTAGGTATCTTTGTACAAAGCACGAGCGTCCTGTTGTATATCCCCCACACATTCTACTGCTTCTTCGCAAGTAGCAAAAATATCAATTTGGTCTTGGTCAAAATATACAAAATAGAATTTTTGTGACATACCAGCTCCTACTTATTAACTATACTACTATTATACAATAAAGGCCTTTATTGGTCAACCGCTAATTATTTAGGTATTTAAGCACAAACCAGCTCATTTGTGCCTCGTTATACCAGTCTAAATGCACTTGGCTTTCGTAGTGATAACGATGATTCCATCCTTCCGACTTCATCACCGCCCATTCAGATTCGTCGTGTGGTACAAGACCTTTATGATGGCGTATGGTAAACCCAAGTTCGCGTTTCATTCTCCATGACACCAACATGGTAGCACGACCGTGTTCCTCTAATAAACGATGGTGTAGTTCTTCAAACTCGCGAACACTGTGGAATATGATCAAGTTTTTTTTAATGGTTATTTTCATTCGGTTCCATCCACGATATCTATAGTGCGTTTGGCATGCCATCCCATACGACCTTCTGCATCCATGCGTTGAATATCTTCTAAACTTGTTCGCATAATTTCATTTTGTTCTCGTAATCGATACATTTGATTTCTAAGGTTGCTGGCATCTATCCATGACCCAATGGCACCAATAAACCGAGCAACTAACCAAGACCAGTTGATCATCTAAATCGTAACCTAAACATTAAGGCATCCTGTTCACTCTCAAACCAATAACAATCGGGTTGTGGTCCTTGACCCAAGGCCACACTCATTGCAATATCAGGAAAGTCTCTCCACCAAGTCACGTTCCACGCACCCACATGAGCGTTACACCAGGGCTCACATTCAGTGTAGTGAGAGGAGGTCTTTACCGGGACCGTTAGTTGAGGATTACGCTCTCCAACCATTACGCCCACCTCAATAGGAATGATACATAATCTTGATTGTCATAGAATATAAACTTTGCTCGGTTATTATACACCTCATATCGCATACAGGTTGCGTGATCTATAAACTCTCGTTGACACCAAGCCAAAATTTCATCTAGATCAACAAACTCTAACGGAATATCATGTTCCCATTTGCCCGTAGGATAATGACTGTTCCAATGTCCAGGCTTTAAACTCATTTAAACTTTAACGTAAACAAGGTAGCATCCGCAGGATCAATAAAGTAGAATGCCGCGGCTTCGTCAAAAAAAGCACTGACATCTGCGGTATCTACTAACTCCGACCATACCAAACTTAGATTCTGTTCTCGACAAAATTTCTTCATGGCCCACATACGAAATGCAGGATCGTTGATATACACAGCATGACACTGATCCAGTGCTTGTTCTGGCGGCCTAGGAAGAGAGAAATTGTTTACATGCATTATCTATTAAACTTTAAAACAAACATAACATATTTCTTTTCGTCAATTACACTATAAGCCAGTGTAACATTATCACCATCAAACTGTAACTTAACACCGTAGTATTCTCTTACATAGTCATCAAATGTAAGGAATCCTTGCCCAACAGGAACATCTCTAGCTAGCTCATCATATTCATTCTTGACTCGTTGTAGTCTAAGGAAGTGCTGTGTATCACCACCTATGATGGTATCTAAGCGTGCCGCTGTATTCTTGTAGTATTCATCCCGACTCATCGTGCCACCATTTAATTGTTTTTGCTCTAAGTTTAATTAGAGTAAATTCGTGTGGATCTACTTGGCCACGCATACCATACCAGTCGGGTTTGATTTGATGAACACCGTTAACATTTTCTAGCCATACACGACTACTGCGAGCCACAAACTCATCGTGGGTCTTAAAACACATCTTACCATTGTCCGCAGGCGAACAGTTGGCCATGCACCAATAACGCCATTTGTCGCCAAATACGGTGCCGTCATACTTAGGATCTATTTCGTAATAATAATTCATTTAGCCCATTTTAACTGAAAGTAAGTTGCCATCTGTTCGTCCTTGAAGTTAAACTCCACTTGACCAGGAGTTATGATTTCGTCTCCTGACCAGTTATTTACTTGAGGAGTATACCGCCATGTAAAGTCCAAATAAGATTCCTCAACCTGTTCTTTAAGCAATAAGGCATCCGCGGCATTCCGAACAAGCACAGTTAACTTCATCCCCACCTCAACATAAACCAAGTGTAATCCGCATCCTGATCGAATACGTAAACTTTTATCGGCCATCCAGGGGTATCATTAGGATCAACCCTACAACGATACGCTTCACGCCACCGTTGGCCATACTGCCTAGGTGTTTCCAAATGCTCAACCGGCAAGGCACGTAGGGCATTACAATATGCTTGGTTAAATGCTGGATCTGCGGTGCTGCCTCTAATCATGCGTCTCTTAATACGTCAAACCCGTCACCAAACTCATAGCCTTGGTGTGGATACACTATACGATTCTTTTCTCTACGATATACCATAGTAAGCCAGTACCACTTGCCGTTGATCCTACGTGGCTTCCAAATGTAGTATGGTTGCCAGTTACCTTGAGGTCCTTTGAACTTAATCATCTGCATCTCCTCCATAACTTGGTCATGCGCTTCTTTCCAGTAGTCGTATTGAGTTTTCATTCCCACCGCAACATAAACATAGTACGGTCGGCTTCATCTACAAACTCAAATACACCTTCACCAATATACCACCAGCCGTCTACAATCTGTTCTTCGCACCAGTCTATACACGGTTTCCACCCTTGGTAACGATGCCCGTTAATAGGATTGGCCGACATAATAGGAGCCATTATACTAGCCACATACCTATTGTGTATTTCGTTCATGCCCACCTCAATAGAAACATCATACGCTCACGGGGATTACCAAAGTTAAGCAAGGATCCAAAATGATGATTGATACCGTTGGGCAAGTGTGCGGCCATCCATTCATGTATAGCATACTCATTGGCCTGCCACCAATCGTGATCCAGTATAATCAAACTGGGTTGATATTGATCTCCGGTGACTTCAAACCGCTTACCCTGTTGTAAATCAGCCGGTTGATGTGGCTGGCTCATTGTGTTTCTCCATGTCGGACCTTAAACCATGACAATTCTTCATCACCTCGTAGATAGATTTTATGTCGCCGCCAGTCAACTGTAAAGGCCCACTGTGGATTGGTCGCGGGTTGATCTTTTTTGATATCTTCGGTATATCCATAAGTTGCACTCATCCACCGACGGGCTTCGTGGAATTCTAGCATATTAGGCACATCGATGATGTATTTAAAATGCTCGTTAGGAACGGTATCTTCTAAGGTATAGTTCATGTGTATAAAAGGTTGGAGGGCGGTGCGAACACAGCCCGTGTCACGGAACGAAATCTGAAATATCCAATCCGTTTCGCAAGGCCGCGGTTCTCCATTTCCATTGCTGTCGCACATAACAATCCAAGGCATCTTCTTCGAGTTGGTTCAACTGCCGTTGATAGGTTCGTGGAGCACCTCGAAGAGTGTGTTTCCAATCTTCAAACGACTGGTGGGACAATTGGGTTATTGCGTCAGCAACACCAAGATTGTGCTGTATGGCATACTCTTGAATAACCCGAGCCGAAGTATCAAGATCCATTGTATTGATTCTTTTCTTCATTTCTTACCTCTCGCAAATACTATGATAATATGCTATTATAGCACGGATATGGACAGATGTCAAAACAAAAGGATCCTAAGATCCTTTTGCCAACTGTCAGGCACCCACAGCCCGTAAATGCCCGAGTTGTTTAGGCACTTGCTTGGAGGATGTAGCGGCCGTACCTTTTGTGAAACTCATCAAAGTTTTTCAACTTAGTAGGTTGGAATGGCAAATTATAGGTTGTCAAAGCGATCCTTGCCCCCATAACAACCAACTCAGTTTCAAAGTTTTTCATCATGTAAGCAAAGAAGTTATCTGCCATTTCATGGAATACCTTGTCTGCAACCTTCTTCTCAATTGCACCTTTAAGCTCATAGCACATACTAATCACCAGACTATACATAGCCGATACTTCTTTAACATTCAGCTCTTTTTCCTTGCCCGACAAGATGTCTTCGGGCTTGGGCATACGACCAGCAATCTTACGGTGTGCCATAAACTTAACAGCAAGGCCTTCGCCTACAGTACCTGCAATCAAGTTCATAATGGTATCATCATCACCATCTTCGTCTTCGAGCAATTCACTTACAAAGGTCCACGAACGTGGTGTAGCAAAGGCACGACTAGCAGATTTAGCGTCGAAGTCGTATAAGTCCTGCTTGGCAAAACTCAAGTAACCTACCACGTCCTTATGGATGTTCTTGTTTACAGCCCACTCCTGCCATGAAGCAAAATCACACTTCATTTCTTGGTGGATGAAACGATTTGCAAGCGGAGTAGGCATACGATAAGTCACGCCTTTGTCTGACTCACGATTACCTGCGGCAACTAAGACTACATTTTTAGGCAAATGGTATTTGCCAATACGTCGATTTAAAATCAACTGATAAGCCGCGGCCTGAACACTAGGCGCAGATGAGTTCATCTCATCTAGGAACAATACCACGATTGGATATTGTGCGGCATATTCTTCACTTGGAAGATCGATTGGTTCGGCCCAATCCATTTTACCGTTGTCTTTGTTATAAAACGGAATACCACGGATATCTGTGGGCTCCATCTGACCTAGACGAAGGTCAATCATGGCACCACCGAGTTCAGCAGTGATATCTGCTACCAACTCTGACTTACCGATACCAGGAGGGCCCCAGAGGAATAAGGGGCGTTGTTTTTTAAATGCTTTGAGTAGACTCTTACGAGCCTGCACCGAGGTGACTGTTCTTGTTTCTGACATGGCTGTGTCCTTTAAATTACTTACTACAGGTTGAAATTAATTACTATACGACTATTATAGCAAATTACGAATTCTGTGTCAAACGATCAAAGATCTGTTGTTGTAAAACGGCAACATCGTCTTTGCTTACATACCAATCGGTCTTGGGGTCATAATACTCACCTGCTTTAGTATCATAGTATAATACAGCACCACTTGGGTAATGAAAAGGTCCTTCTAAGCCCTTGCGTGGGCCAAAGCCAGGATTGTGTTGGAAAACGGTATAAGCCATCTTAACTCCTTTTAATTACTATACTGCTATTATAGCAAAATGGGAATTAATGGTCAACCGTTGAATTTATTGGGTTATCTACCGCGGCCAGCACTTCTCGTTGGTGGCTTTTTAGCCGGACCTGCTGACGGTTTAACTTTGGCTTTCTTCTCCACTGTGGTATTAACTTCACTGCCATCCACGTGAGTACGGCCTTGTTTCTTTGCTAATGCTTTTGCTAGTGTATCTGATAGTTTGCTCATTTCACGTTCCTTTTTCTTTGCATCTAGTCTGGCTAGTAATGCTAATAACTCTTCTCGAGTTAACATCTTACCCCAGGTTGGGCTAGGTTGTTTTTCTACTTTTCTTTTTTTCATAAATTCTTTGGCTCCACGACTAGGGCTTGAACCTAGCTAGTCTTTCGACACAGATTAACAGTCTGCTGCCACACCCGGCGGCTCTCGTGGAATTGTTTAGTATGCCCTTTGAGAGAATCGAACTCCCATGTCAAGATTACAAATCTAGCATATTACCATTATATTAAAAGGGCCTAGTCCGACTCCACCAACTACTCTGCTACAACTTCTTTTTCGACGAAACCTGGACGACCTTTGATTACAGCAATTCTGCGTTGAATTTTTGGTGCAGTCTTTTTACGGGCATTGGCCAATAACTTTTCCAACTGTGCTAGATTCAATGGACCTAAGCGTTCCTTACCATTCTTAGTACGCATTGGATCTGCCTTACGACTCTTTTGACCTGATTTATTACTTGCCATGATATTCCTTGTATTATACTTTTACTTATTTGTGTTCCGCTATGGATTAAAATTATGATAGAATCTTTATGTCATTCTAAATATAAAGGTGGGCTAACACAAGTTTTTAGGCCTTGATCTATTCCGCCACCGGGCCTGAGCCATTGCTCGCCAGCAATACTTTCAAGTTTTTCAAGTCCTGCTTGATAAATTTTATACTGATCGGAATTAACATCACGTAGGAACCAATTATCCCTGGGGCTCCACATTAATAAAAAATCATGTTTACCGCTGGTATATGTGTCGGGATTCCAGTCTGGGTATATTAGCCTGTGTACCCCGGCATTGGTTAGATACCAGGGTTTCTTATCAACAACAGCGCCACCTAGCCAATTGTGTTCGGTGGACAGCCATTTTGAGTCAAAATCTTGCGGAGGAATATTTCTAAGATAGCGTACCATTTCGTGCCCTTGCTTGCACAATAAATCCTTTGCGTCTGGGCTCCAGTAAAAGAACTCGTCGATTTCCCATGGTCTATTCAACGTCTGGGTCATTGGATTTACACAATTATCAGCAACATCAACAAATTGGATAGCATATCGCCTGTCTGCTTGCAAATTTACACGAGGTTTATCACAGCCCCAGACAAAGCATACGCTCTTACCTTGAGAAAACAAATCAAGATAGTCTTTTTCTTTTTCTCTAATGTATCTACGGGCCAGTTGATTAGGACTAAACTGTGCATTAGATTTATATAAGAAGTCAAACTGATTATCGTCTTTAATGAACAAATCTGACTCGTAATCAGTTAAATCAATTAATCTAAATCGTGTATTAGGGCTATGCTCCAGTAACTTTTCTGCTACTGGCATAGCTACTCGCTTAATCTCACTGTTTAGATAACTATCCCAGGACTTGTCTCCGGCATAGTTATGAAATGTGGCTATTTCATCGACGAATAAATTGTTATCAACAAATGATTTTAATACGGTATAACTATCGGCACCGCCTGACCACCATACCACAATATAGTCGTAGTGTTCTCTGATATCACGAGCTCGTTGGCCGTACAGCTCTTTAAGACTTGCAATTGGTTCAACAGCCCAGTTATAAGTTGAAAATTCTAAGTTATTAAAATCCCACTTGAGTGGTAGGCCTGTTCTATTGCTAAGTTCAATAGCTTCTACTTTTGAATACGTTTTAAATTCGCCTACTGTATAGAAACCAAATTTATCTTTTGATAGGGTTAACATTAATATTACTTATAAAGTCTTGGCGGAGGGCTAGGGATTCGAACTCTGAAACCGCTTACGCAGTCGACGGATTAGCAATCCGCTCCAATACCAATTATGGGAGCCTTCGTTAATGCGTTACTTAAACTAACTTTAATTTCTGTAAATCTTTTTTCTTCCACACAGTTAAATTTTCTGTAAATTGTTGCCATTTGCATCTATCTAATTCGGTTTCGTAACCCTTAACTTCTAGGTATCCATTTAATTCTTCCACCCAAAAATCTGGTGTGTAATGACTTAATGCATTTTTTAAATTTGTATATTGAAATCGTTTTGTGTTCCGTTTCCAGTTATAATTCTGTGCATCTAACCATTTTGCAACTGATAATTCCCAAGTGCCATCTAGTGTTATATCGCCGGCGGTTGGAGAACTATATTTGTATTTGTTGCATCTTCCAGCTTTGTTATCCCAACCCGCTTCGTGTCTTTTTGTAGCTATTTTACTAAGTTTATTTTTTCTTTCTAATTCTTTTTCTGCTGTTGATGCCTTGCCTGTTAATCTTGGATCATTTGTTAATCCTTTATTCCATGCAGTTTGTAATCCAGTTTTATTTTTATTCCACGGTGTTAATCCTGTCGCTCCTTTAGGATGTCCATTAGCCCAAAAGTTATTACCTAATTCTTTTCGTTTGGCCTTAACTCCAGCACTATTTCTTTTTTTCATAGTTGGACAACCGCTAGAAGAATTTGAACAACAATATTTCCCAGACTTAAACTGTTTAGTAGCAGAGCGGTTACATCCAAAATCGCATAATTTCATAATATTGATCATCAATATTATTTATCAATTTTACGATAGACTGACGCTTTTAACCACTCCGAATACTTCTAAGTTACTTGTTTAAAAATAGGCCTTGCTTAAATGCCTTAAGTGCGGCATGTGTGCGAAGTCGACTATCCATCATCTGCCGGCTAATATTTGCCCGCTTCTCGGTTTTGGACCATTGTCCAGATAATGTGCGATCTCGTTCGCTTGCTGTTTGTTTTGGTTTTGACATGTTCTTTTCCTTATTTCACTTTGGCCATGTAGTTGATCATATCGATCTGGCCTGCTTGCATTTCGAGCAAGGCATCAATGGGTGTAACATATACACTACTATTTTCACGTGATCGACGCTTTAATTCACGCAAGCGTTGTGACACAGCAATGACCATATCATAACGACCGCCAGCATTTTCCACACACCGTTCTGTATCAATTTGGCTGGTGCGACTATCAATTCTTGATTTCATGATCTCTCCTGTAAAAGCATATTATACAGTAAATTACTGTGTTTGTCAAATAAAACTAATTGGAATATCTTACTTTTTGGTTGAACTGTTACGCCAGTAGGCACTGAGGTTGTCGGGCATACGGTAATCATTGCGATTCATTAGCAGTTCAATATTGTCATAATGATCGTTACCTGTCCAAGGGGCTCCGACTGCTAGTGTAACCTTAACCTCGTCGGTTGTGTTGGTCATACCATGTGGCCAACCTCCGTCCATAATAAACGCAGAATCAATTTCTGGAGCAGGAACACGTCCTTTATCCGTGATAAAGTAAAGAGTATCTGTACGGCCCTGTAACACAATTCTAAATTTGTGTTGTTGAGTATCAAGCTCGTTGGGTTCGCAATCAATATGTTCAGTATTTGGAAATTGTGGTTGCGTGATCAATGCCATTGTTCTGGCTCGCATGCCCATCCATGGAAATACCACATGGTCAAACCAATCTGAAATAATTGTAGGAGTATGCGGAGTCCAATTAAATTCACCCGAAACGTGATTTGACGCTTCCATACCTGATTTGGTCATAAGAGGTATCATTTTAGTACTACGATAGTTATCCCAGAAACTATATCGATTTGGTATGGCTAAAATTTGTTCAGCAGCCAATTTTTTATCTAATACAGGCAAGTCAACTTGAGCAAATAGTAAGTTCATATTGATATTTATTGCCCGCAGAATATGCCACTAAATATCCCATGCTGATAGAAACCACAACAGATAAACGCTACGGGTTAATGTTAAGCGGCGGTATTGATAGTGCTGTATTATTTTACCTGTTGGTTCAATCCAACCCTACTATTAACTTACAACCGTTTACTATAGCCAAAACAGATGGAGCGGCATTATATGCCGATCCTGTCATTGACCATATGAATCGTAAATTTGGATTGAGCATACCAAAAACTATTCTTGTAGGCGATCCTACCGTGTATCATAGATTACAAAGTACCACCGCAGTTAAGGAGATATTTGAACGATACCCAGTTGATCACTTATACATTGGTTTAAATACTAATCCACCGGAGCTAGCTGATCATCCCAGCGCACCGATACGTTCAAAACGATCTTTAGATCCACGCATTATATTTCCATTTGTTGACTTATACAAAGATCGTATACTAGAAATAATGTATGCCGAAGGGCAAGAAGATTTAATTGATATCACTCATACCTGTACCGAACAACAGTATGGCAGATGTGGTGTATGTTGGCAATGTCAAGAACGTATATGGGCATTTCGTCAATTAAACAAAACTGATACCGGAGTATTATGAAAGTCCCACCGGGTATAAGCGGTCAATCCGCAAAATATGATCCTAGTCAAGTTACTCTCGAAACTGTTGCTAACGAGTTAGTGTTATCAAACCTTGGGGTATTTGAACCCCTTAACATCCGTATTGATCTTGGTCAATATATGAATGAGATTAGTCAATTTGACGCAGATTGGGTTGACTACTTGCCACGTACTGATCGTCCTAATAATCGACGAGCACTTACCGTAACCAACTTACCGGGTAAAACACACAGAGATGTTCCTAGTTTAGCCGAAGCTAGTTACGCTGCTGGGCGCAGATTAAGTGAAATGGAATTTAATCAACCAACTGATGTATATCGGGCTTGTACTAGTCTACATCCATTTTTAAGTACGTGGGAACCGTTAGGTCGGACATTCATTGTACAGTCCAATACTGGCGGATACTTTGTTCCACACCGTGATCATCCAAGTATGCCTAGAGATGTGTTCCGTCTTATTGTATTTCTTAACAATGTAGGACCCTTACAGTATGATTGGTTGATGGACGATAGAAAAATGGCCATACAACCTGGGCAAGTCTACTATGTCAATACTCGCATGACACATCGCACTGTTAGTTGGGTTGACAACAGTCAACACTTGATTTTAAACATTCCATTTACTGCAGAGAATGTTAGTCGGGTAGTGGCTAATCTAGCACATACTCACTGAAAATATACAGCGTAGTCCCCGTATTTTTCAAGACTACGTTTTAAAATTTCTTGATGCTTTTCTAAATCTACATAGCCACGTGTAAAGATTGTTTCTCTTCCAACGTCAGCGGCTACTTTATGTATACCCGCTGAAGCATTTAATACATAGCAACACGGAACGCTAGGCAGTGTAACGTTATGCCATTCTTTGTTATCATATACCCACAATGCTTTGGGACTGCCACTTAATACAAGTCTATACCCACTGGGTTCAATACTTTTTATGTAGTCGTGCTCGCCTGCTTCGTAGATCATGTCGGTTGAACAATCCAAATGTGCGCCGACTGCCACAGTCTGAACTTTGTGCAGTAGTCGAGTCAGTCGGGTAAATGGAAGTTGATTTAAAATACGGTCAAGATTAGTTTGTTTAACTGTTTCATCATTAATAAAACTAGCGTCCCAATAACCGTTCCATTTTCCAGCTTTATTGGTATTGTCTAATTGTTGAAAGTTTAATTCAGTTAGATCTATATCAATCGGTAAAAACACTATATTTTTCATATCATTCCATTGGCAGTTAATTTTTTTAGCATTACCGCATGCGTTACGTCTTTGTCTTTGTAGCTTAAACAAATGGTTGTTCTACCATCATCGCCAGTTACAACTCTGTGGCAACTGGCAGTATCAATTATACATCCATGTCCATCAGTTTCGGCTTCGACTGCGTCTTCTAAGGTACCTTGTAACCCTTTGTGTACTCCAAGTATTGGGTGCAGTTTGATCGAATTGTTGAATTGAATTAACCCGGACCCTTTGAGTATCCAATTCATCGAACAATGACGAAAGGTATTTATATTACCATCTATATGCCAGATTCCGCAACTGTTTCTGGGCCACACAAACAATCGTATATAATCTGGTACCATGTCAATAGTTTTAAGTTTTTCTATGAACTCAACTGGCACTATTTCGTTTATATTTGTATAATGACGTTCATACAAGGTGGTAAAGGGTTCCGGAAGTTCAACTGAATCTAGATTCCAGTCTGGATCTGCTATTTTAATCTTTTGGAAAAACATAGTTAGTAACATTCTTAAATTTTATTGTCATAGTAAGTCTAGGTTCCGCACACTCAGGATTGGACCAAATACCATGAGCTATCCAAGGCTTGAACATAACCGGAGCAAGTAATTCTAATGAATCTATTTGCATGGCTTGATCAGTATTTAAAATCTCATAATAAATATCGCCCATTGGGCCACGTTGCTCCACAATATTTTTTCTATCAACATCAAAGAACTTTGTATAAGAACCCTGAGTATTTCTAATTGGCCACAAGGCTCTTGGTTCTTGATCGTAGTCAATGTGCATTTTAATATTTGATCCTGGCTCTGCCTTGACAATGGATATCTGCTGAATTTCTAAATTCAGCCGATCAAGTGCCGCTTTTAATTCTGGGACTGTTATTAAGATTTCCTGAGTATTGGCCCAATTCCATATGGCATTTGCTTTCATTATTGTTGTTTTAAACAATACATATTCGTATACTTGATCAGATATTGATTTGTGATTGGGTATATTAAGAAATTCGTAAATCATAATCGTGTAAAAATACTTATTGCTAGCTTTGATTGAATATTTAGCCGCCTAAAATCGCTAGCACAATGTAATCTAACGCTGTCAAATATAATGGCATTACCCGGGCGCCACTCCAAGGTACTGTGTAAACTTAGTCCGTTAAGCCAGCTGGGCTTTAGGTGTGTAAACAATTTATCTGTGTCAACAAACTGTGTATCAACTAAACCATCTACATCACTGTACTCGTAGACTTGTTTGTTATAGTAAGTAGCTACGTTGGTATCGCCGTTAAAAAACTTAGCAGGACCGTGAAAATAAAACTGATCAAAGAAACACAACTTTGGTAATTCATCGCCCGAGGTACGAGTTATTTGTAGCGGCAATGTTATAGCACGGTAAACACCGTCTGGTAACTCAAATGTATCATCATTGTGTATGATATGGGGGTAATTAGTTGTAAAGAAGAATCCAGCAGTTATTTCGATTGGTCCAATTTCTTCTTTTATTTTTTTGATGATAGTAGATATTATTGGATCTTCTGAATAGTCAATAATATCCAAGGTTATTGGGCCAGTATTTTTATATACGGCATTAGGTTCTGTACGTTGTGATTCGAATAACTGAATAAGATGTTTAACATCACTATAGCTTATAAAGTCCGTTATACTGTACGGTTCTATTATCCTGGACTTAATAGATTCAATGGCTTCTTTGGTTCTCATTTTGTATTTACTCGACGCATTAAATGCGTCGAGAATATTTAACCACCAATTTTATATTATTGTGATATAATTTATGTACTAGGAACGTCAGTTACTACAGCACTATATGTAATGCCATTGGCTTGATTATATGCTTTATTATCAAGCATCATTTGATTGGTATTTGCAACATCTAGGTAATTTACCCAGGCTGCGTTAGTAGCCCATACTATTTCCTGAATTCTTGTATTAGCATCTGGTTGTGTTTTGTTATAACTAACAAAACCTTCTAATGATTTACATAAATCTTCGTATCTAGTGTCAGAGTCTGACAAGAAAAATTCCACACCACTGGGTTTTGAAGTTGTTGTGGTAAGTTTAGTCCATATTGCCATTGTGTTTCTCCTAATTTATACTATTATTTATGATATAACAGGCTACTTAATTCGTATTTGCGCCAGTTTTAGTCCGGCTAGTAGTCGAATGAATAAAAACGATAGATCGCACTCCCACCAATGCATACCAAAATTGGCACGACCAGCATATTTGTGATGAGTATTATGAAACCCTTCGCCCCAGGTCAACAGTGCTATTATAATGTTATTTTGGCTGGTATCTTTGATATTGTGTAATCTGTAGTTGAGCCAACGTTTGGAGTGGGTATACCAATTTACCAAATGCCCGGCAACCATGGTCAATACCATTGGATAAACAAATCCATAAAAGAAAAAGTCCACGCCCAGTGCAGCCCAAACAGCTGCATAGGCCAACATTACTAGGTAATAGTGTCTGTGTAGTATTTTATTAACGCGACTTTCTGCTAGTCTGCGCAGACCAACTTGGCTAACTTCGGGATACTTGCCCACTAGGTATTTTAATATATCTTGCGCACGGTGCGGATCTAAATCTGTGTCTGAATACTTGTGATGTGCTTTGTGTATTAATACCCAACTAATAGGGCTACCAGTTCCGCCCATACTAGCAAAGAACTTGCCTACTACTTCAACCACAGGATTCATTGACAATGCTCGATGAGTAATGCTACGGTGTAGGGTTATACTAACACCGAACCCAAATATTAAAAAATACATAAAAATAGTTAGGGCAGCCATAGACCACGTAAACGGTATAACAGCTACAGATACAGCTGCGAGTATATAAACAGAGATAGTTAATATCTGTAAATTCTTCAATCTGTTTACATTAAAAATATTCTTCATTGACGTTTCCATTGTTCTAACAATGATTCATTGCCACTATAGATAATATGTTGCCAACACGTATTGTCGCACTCGTTAGGGCAAGTTAGATATAAGTACTTATCCGTTTTAAAATTTATGTTATATTCTTTAAAATGTTCAATCATCCAACCATTCCATTTATTATCGGTTTGTCTGCTGATAAAATAGAGTTGACAGTCTGTATTTTGTTCTAACCACTCAATTTGACTACGAGCACTATAGCCCATACTAGGACTTACTCGGCGTAAAAACTGCGTTTTATTGTTACATTTCCAAACACGATTATGTATGCGGTAAACACCCTGGGGCCAGCAGTCACGCTTGCTGATACTAGAACATACTTCGGGAATGCCGTTGTCGTCAAAATATATTGTTAGTGCCACTGGATTAATATAGTTAAACTCTTCTCGACTATAGTTTTTCCACAAACGATGGCTGTGATCGTTATAGTGCTGTTCGCGCAGTTGATCAAATAATTCGTCGTGTTCAGCGTCTGTGCCGGGCACCCAAGTTATAGTTCTCATTTAATTGATGTTTTTCCTGACGATAATGTTTCTACTACTTCGTGATACTGATGATCAGATGAACCATACCATTGGGCTTTCCAACTTTCGACGAGACGTATATCTGGGTGATTCCAAATTGGGCTCTGCTCGACCAGTTCGTATCCGTGTAGTTTAGTTCGTTGTTCTAGTACAAATCTACCACCGTTGTTGTTGAATACATGAACCTTGCTAGAATTAGTGCCCAACTTTCCGGGTATTTGATTATTGGCCAGGGCCACCATGGTAGGATCTGTTAAAAAAGATAGCATGAGTTCGGGTGTATAACTTAATAAAAACGGAGTTCCTTGTAGGCCGTTCTGTTTAAAATAGCGCAATTGAGTGTGTATATACTCTTCTTCATCTAGGTGCCAAACACCGTCAATTGGTTTCATATGTGGAGGATCATTGCCAGTTATAACTGTACCATCAAGTTGACTGGCCAGCCACATATTAGTTGGAATATGTACACCGGCTGATTCAATCGATTCGGCTATGGCTAATAGCTGTCCCGATTCAACAAAACGATCAAAGTTTAACTCTATTATTTTAGGAGTTATATTGCGGGCTGAGCAAAATTTAAAAGCATAATCAGTTTCGGGATGATTATATTCGGTACGCATTATTATGACTTCAGCAGTCATACCAATTTCTAATAAAACAGCCAGGACATATTCGCTGTCAAGTCCGCCACTATAACATAGTTGTAAAGGCCCTTGCCGGTTGGCCCAGACCATTTCTAATGCAGTAACCGTTTCTTCATAGTAACTTTTTACCGGTCTGGTAGGTGGATCTATTGCTACTTGCCAGGTTTTGCCGTGTCCTGATCCTCGAAGATAGTTGTTGTGTATTAGTTCCATTGCGTTATATTTAATGTATATGCTGTAGACGAATAAGTATTTCTATGTTTCTAGCACACGTTTCTGATCTAAGATTAAATTATTCTACACCGTTGCCACAATTTCAAAATAAGAAATTTTTAATTAACAACGGACAATATCAAATTGGGTCAAATGTTTGCCCGCATCAAGCCAGTAGAATTATTTCCGCAACCACAGAGGAACTACGCTGCCAGTATCACGGATGGTCCTGGGATAATAACGGTTTGCCCGTCGGCAACGGATACACTCCTGTGTGCAATAAGAAAAAACTATCATTAACTGATGCTTACAACTATAAAGGGCTATTGTTTGATCAGCCTTACAGTATTCCCGAAGTCGAACACTTGTCATTGGATAACTTTTCCTTGGTAGAACGTAGAATTGATACGGTACAAGCAGATGCTAGAATTATAATGGATGTATTCTTAGACGTTGATCATATTCCTTTAGTACATGAAAATGTCTATGATGCCATTGGTATCGCCGGCGCTGCTGATGTTACCTGGGATTATTTTGACAATGGTAGCCTACAGCGAGTTACACCTACCAGTGGCGGTCCTGGGTTAGCTGCTCTATGGCTAGCAGTTTATCCTTATACTATGATAGAATGGCAACCAGGTGCTATGTTTATTACAGTCTGTGTTCCTACTAGCGATACATCAACCGATGTAGTAGTTTGGAAATACAAAGATAATATGTCTAATTTAGCCGAATGGCGGTTAAACTCTGGCATTTGGGAAACAGCCTGGCAGCAAGATAAGACACAGTCCGAAGCTATAGTTGTCTACGGTAAAGGACTAGCTGAACAGCCTAAAAAACACTTTAACGACTATCTTAAAAAGACAAAAGTTTAGTCAGCGTTTCTAGTTAGGAAGTTGGTTTTAATATGCCGGGGATTAAAGTATTTTATAAACACTTCCTTGACAGTATCGGCATTAAACTGTTTACAGCTAAACACATCTAGATAAATTTGTCCGGGCTCATCAACAAAGTGCGCTGAAATATTACTGGTAACTATCAACTGGTACAGGCTGAATCCTTCTTTATCTGGAATACCTATAGCAGTACGTTCAATCCATGGTTCACCTACAGCAATCATGTCAATGGCCTCAACAAGTTCTTTAACAAAGGCCCGGACAACAGCCTTGTCGGTCATTGCGGTGCGGTCACAATCACCGCAGTCCAGCATTAAATGATATCCCCAATAGCTCATTTTATTTTATTTTCCGTAACCCAGCGACCAAAATGTACACAATGGTCCTCAAATCTATTAAGTGCTTTCATCAATGGAAAATAGTCGCCCTTTTGCAATTCAGCAGTTTCCACATCTTCTCTAAACACAGTTTCGAGTACTTCAAATAATATTTTAGCATTTGCTGTAACGGTCGGAGCATAATAAAATTGTGTTATCCATTTAAATCCATATTCTGAATTAGTATCATCGGGCACAATATTTTGAACCATAACACACCCTGGACGACCGTACTCAACGAATGTAAATGGAAATATGTAAAGCCACCAGCCGTCGGGATGACTTTGTAATATCCACCCGTCGCCTTGATCTAATACTACATCATTAATATCAATCTGTTCAGATAGTATTGGATGTGTTCCGCCTTTGTACACATGGAATAAATCGGCCTCAATATCCATTAACCATAACCAACTACCTTTACTTTCACCTTGGAACGAGTGACTGTATACCAGATTAGTTTCTGATGCTAGCTCATCAACCCATGCATGATCGGGCTCTTTAAAATTTTTAAATACTAATCCAGAACGGCCGGTAGTAGTTGCCCCACAATGTATCTTTTTAGGATTGTTCAACGGAGTACCATCTTTGCTCCAGCTAAAATTGTGAAGTTTACAGTTAATTTCATCCACGTGCTCACCGGGAGTATGTAGCGGATACATCCTGTGAGGACAGTATCTGTGGAATAGATTTACACCATCATTGCCTTTGTTGAGTATATAATCAGGCAAGACAAAGTTGCCTTTGTCAACTACCGTTTTATGGGCAAAGATTCTTGGGGGGTTTTTAAACATTAAATAAATCCATTATCGTAATTTACATTATACTACAACTATTTATAATAGTCAATACTATTTGATAAGGAAAGGGTTGATCATCTTATCAAACTCTTCCTTGGACCAACGGTGCTCGGTTCCGTGTGTATAATCCTCTCTTTTTCCAAGCATTGAGCGCAATCCTGCCTTGACATCGTCTGAATATCGCGGTCTAGTTTTTTCTCGATATTCAAGCCCTAATAATTTTTGCTTATACTCACTCCAATTACCGTTGCTATGATCTGGAAACATCGACCACATCAACTCCATAGTATATAAGTAAAAATCAATTTTATTAACCTCTGGATAAGCATAGCCTGTATAAAAATCCCACTCAAATGTGGTTACCCAATCGTCGGCAAGATTAGTATGTTCGTCGCCGATAAAATGCCCGCCGGTTATCAATGTGCCGTTATTTTGTTTTGCGTATTCTGCGGAAAACATTACCTGAGTAGAGTTATACCCAATGCCGCCGAATTTCTTAAATATTTTTTCTCGACAACATTCTACAAACTCGTCGTCTGTGGGTGTAATTTCTACTGGGGTTATTCCTAAATCCTCGCAGGCTTTGTACGCAAACCTACGTTCTGGGTAGTCGGCGCCAACACAAACAATGATAGGAGTCATTGGAATATTATGTCGATGAAATGCCCTTAATACAAACTCTGAATCGTAACCACCGCTCAGCGATATGTAAAAATTTGAATATTTACTAGCAATTTCTTTAGCAGTCATTTCGACTGCCTTGTCAAAAGACATTTTTTTAAATGGATACATATTAAATGTCAATTGAAAATCTACCGTTGGATTAGTATACCTTGACTCAAGATTAGAGGTAATCCAGTTATTTTTTGTTATTATCATTGTTGTCTCCAAAAGGATTAAATTTACCAACACAATAAGATTTACTAAGCATATGATTTATCTGTAAAACTTTATTATTTTTAAAACGAAATAATCCTTGATTTTCTTTTATTAAATTATCTAAATGTTGTAACCACTTGTGTTGGTTGTGGTGATTAGAGCGTATAAACCAAGTATCTTTAGCAGCTAAAATCATACTAGTCCTGGTTTTATCGTCACTAAACTGTAATAAGTTTGCTCTAGGGTAAATTGCTCCATCGACTAACTTCTTGGGTAAAAATCTAAAATACTCGGCTCGATGATGTACAACAAACGGACCCGAAGTAGGTAGTTCATCTTGTGACTGTAGTCTTGGATCCGCAGGACTAATAGTTTTAATTAGTTTAAGTAACAAGTGGGCTTGTTTTATAGTTATGTTGGGCAACTCTCTACAGGTATAAAAAGGTTCATCGTAAAAGTTAGCAAATTTGCCGGCCAACATTTTTTTATTAACGTACTGCCGCATATTTAAGTCTATGGAGTTATCAGCAAACTGTATATAATAATTATTGTCTTTAAACATTAGCAATGGCTTATCATACCCCCAAATATAGCATACAGTTTTACCTTGTTCAGTTAATCTCATATGATCCTGTATTTTAGATTTAAGCAGGTGTGATCGAGTGGCATTGGTCCAGTTATTGCCAACTCCTTGGTTATACAAGTGATGATTCTCAAAATGAAACTCATCATCAAATTGGTTAATCACTAGATCACTGATATCAAACAATCTAAATTTAGTACCAAGTTTTGTTAAATCTAATGTATTCACAAACGGAACAGCGGCATTGAATACTTCTTGATTAAATTTGCCTGACGTAGATTCTACCTGAGTATTAGTGAACGAGCAAATTTCATCTAAGCGTATGTTGTTTTCTAAAAAGGAGGTTAATACAGTATGGCTATCAATTCCGCCACTGTACAACAACACAAGATAGTCGTACTTTCCACGCAGTTGACGAGCACGTTCAGCATATAACTCATAGATATCTTCGGTTGGTTCAACAGTCCAATCCTGTTGATCCATTACATCTTCGTTGTATACGAATCGAATTTGACCAATATCGTTGCCTGAAAACCGTAAGGCTTCAAATTTACTTAAAGTTTTTATATTGTTAACTTGGTAATACCCATGTTTAGTAAATTCTAACTCGTCAGTAAAAAACATTATTTTATAACTCTTTTCCACGCATCAAGATGAGACTTAACTGTTGATCTTACATCTTTTAACTTAGTCGAGTCACTAGACATTGAATTTTCTTGATAATAGGCTTGAATATCTCGATCTTTAAGAAATTCCAGGGCTAGTGTGTTTGTATCTTTAATAAATGCATCATCGCTAGTGGTATTTGTTATTAACAAAAAATCTCCCTGCGGCGTATTAGCGATTCCTAAGCAATCATTAAATGAAGGCACACCGTTAACTGTACGATTAGAAGTATTTGCCAATGGAATTAACGGATCAATAATATCATTAGTACTTGTTGTTATGGCACCATTAATTCGACCACCAATGAGGTCTACTGTAGATTGTTTAACTGCCTTGTATGGAATATTTTCAATGTTGGGATATTTTGATGATATTATTTTTGCAATTACCTCAGTATGAGTTAGCGCCGCGCTACCTAAAAAATAATGGTCAGTTGAATATTTTAACTTTTCACAAGTAAACTGTTGTAATTTATTAACAGCTAAAAAGAATGGCGCTTCTGCTAAAATAGCAATAGGTCTAAAATCTTCTAAATTAAATTCTTTATTGTTTATAGCAAGATATAAACTACTGCTGGTAATTAGTAATGTATTTGGACGAGAATTTAGGAATTTTGAAACTCCTATATTTCCGCCTGCGCCCGAGATATTTTCAACTACAAACGGGCGACCTGTTTTAATTTGTGCAAACTGTGCAAATTTTCTTCCTAGTATATCATATGAGCCCCCGGGCGCAAATGGAACGATTATAGTTGTTTGACCCCAGCATACTGTGGGTAACATTACTAGTAATAGTACAAGGAATTTTTTCATTTAATGATGAGAAGTTTAAAATAATTGCTAGATGGAAGAATACTAGCCGCTGTTATTATATTTTTATCTATCCATTCTTTAATATCGTCGGATAGGTCCTCTGATACCAGTTCTGGACTATCTGTCCGGCCGTCGTCTCTTATATATCCCGGCAGTGATTTGTGACCAGGCCCCAGACTAGATTTTGTTGACAAAATATACTCATCTACTAAATCCTGAGGGATTTCTGGTAAGTCATCAAATATTTTATAAAATAGTTTTGTTTCGAACTCGAGCATAAACATATTTATTTACAGTAAAATACCCATTATTATATTGATCCTTTACATTGTATAACCAACTTAATTAGTTGTCAACCATACCACTATATATAAATATTATTATGAACAAATATTGTCAGGATATGAATATCGATATTCCGTTGCTCAAGCCGGAATACGATCCACTGACGTTTCCGCAAGAACGTCATTTAGAATTTAATGTAGAAACCTACGTCAATCCTGAATGGGTAGAGCTGTTAACAAGTTTTAATCTAAGAATTACTCTGCTAGAATACTTTTGTAAATGGAATTTGCAACTGGGCAGTATTCACGTGGACGACAACGGTGGAGATTTTACAAAATTAAACTGGACTTATGGGAGCCCTGGAAGTCTAATGGAATGGTATGACGTTGATCTGGCCAATCCAAGCAAGGTGTTTACTACACCTATTATGACTCGTAGTCTGCATTGGAATCCAGAAGATGCAACTTTAGTACACGCACAAGAAGTTAAACAACCCAGTCTGGTTCAAGTAGGAACAGCCCATACTGTATCAAATGTAACTGATCCAAGACGAACATTTTGTTTAGTCTATCGAGACAAGACCACTGGACGTCGACTTACTTGGGATCAAAGTTTGGAAATTTTTAAAGATTATATAATTTAACCTGAGATTGCTGTAGCATACTCGTCTACTACTCCTACCAAATGTAATCGTGTTTCACCCGAAGCATTCATAAAAGTATGTTCATATCTGGTATCAACTTGATATACTGAATCTACTGGTAAATGTTCTACAGTACCACGTTTAAATACAAAATAACAACCTGGATTAGTGATCAGTGGAATATGTATTCTAGGTGCGGCATCATAATGCATGCTGTAACAAGCAAATGGATTGATCCACATGAGTCTAGTTCTGTATAAATTGTATTCGGCAATGATTTCTTCAAATACAGTATCTTTGTAGTATGGATTTAATAAATTGTAAGTGGTTTCTCTTACGCTTTGATATCGGCCAACTGCATCTGCCCATGGATCGGTGCCTTCTCGATATTGTAGGCCGGTTTGTCGACCTTTATGGCCAAAATCCGTCCATTGGATTCCTGATTCGATATTGTTATAAACTTCAAGAATTTTAGCCGAATCTATAGGGCCAATAGTTTTAATCATATAGTTACTTAGTAAGTGTAGCTTTGAACTTAGAATAAAGCCTTGTTACGGCTCTGTTATTCCATTAACTCCACTTTAATACAAATAAAGTTTTATGTTGTTCCCAACGAAATCCTACCCCTAGATGATAAGAGTAATAGCTCTCACTCCAAGCCCATGAATCAAGCCTGGACCCTACGTGTAAGTTAAGCCAATTTTCAATGAGATGAACACCTAAGTCCCAGTCAACTTGTGGCGAATCTGTAGTCGGCCATGGAACGGACGCAGTATGGAGAAATGGATGCTTGTCCAGCAATGCTCGCATACTACTATTTATTTGGAATCGGTAACCAATTTCGCCACCAGGGTATGGGGTTATAAATATACCATGTTAGAAGATATTGTTAACCAAGGCGGATGCTGTAACCCTTTTGAGGTTGAGGTCAGCATATTTGTTGTAAGGCTTCCACTTACTCCCACCTCGCTTTAAAGTCTGCGTGTCCAAGACTTACTACATTGTAGGGCCGTTACCGTTCCTAAATCCAACTACACCACCTTCTGCTTCTCTAACGCTGTTCTATCCTGTCAGAAGAAGTCTCCAAAGTGATAAATAAAAGTGTCGATCGCGATGCTACTAACATCCACCGACTCTAACGCTTTTGAGGAGCACCAGCAATGATATTTATTCCCGCCTATGTATATAAAATAACAAACACCATCACTGGTGAGTTTTACTACGGCTATCGCTACAAAAATATTAAACTAAATCTGTTACCAAAAGACGATATTTGGGTAACCTACTTTACTTCGTCTAATACTATCGAAACTAAAATAGCCAAATACGGTATTGACGCATTTACAGCTGAGGTTGTATTCGAACACGAAGATTCCTTGGTATGCTGGACCTACGAACAACTACTAATCCGAGACAACTGGGGCGATACATTACTACTCAACGGCAAATATCACGACCCCGATTCTGATGTTGAAGTCATCCGTCGAGTTGGCATACTAACTGACCAAGCCCGACAAAATATGAGCAAGGCCGGTAAGGGCAGACCAAAAAGCGAATCGCATAAACAAAATATTGCCATGGCCAATACCGGCAATGTTGGTTCAGCACAAAAACGCAAAAAACTATCTGTGGCAAACACAGACAAAGTTATGGCTGTTGATATTGCCACTAACAAAAAAGTCAAAATCACACGTGATGAGTTTAACCTGCACAAAAACACAAAATACAAAGGTAGCACCGCTGGTTTTGTGTCTGCCTATGACCTAACCACCGATACCTATTGTTCAGTGTCAAAGGAAGATTTCAACACCCACAAAACTACACGATATGTGGGGTTGAGATCCAAACTAATACCACTACCACAGTGACCGACTCAGTTCCATCTGCTCGTTAAATCGATCTCGCGCCCGTTCAAACAAGATTGGGCGATAATCTGTCTGCTCTACGCAAAGACACATATACCTGGGATCGACAGCATCCGGACCACCAACGCTGTTAGCGTGTAAGTGTCCGTGCCAGTTACCTTTCCATCTACTCAAACTTTCTGGGTGGATGGGAATATGTGATAACAGGTAGTTATCCATAATATGATAAGCACGGATATCACGGAAGTATTGCGAGTAGAGGCTGAGATCTTCTACATCGTGGTTACCTTTGATAAGGACCAGGTCCTTACAGATCAGTCGATCCAAGATGCGGACATGACTACGCTTAAACGCAATATCTCCTAACATATACACTTTGTCGTTAGGTCCAACAGTTTCGTTAAATCTACGAACAAGTTCTTCGTCCATTTCTTCTGCGGTGTCCCAAGGACGCAGTTTGGTCACTCCATCGGCTCGCAGGAACCTACACACCCCTTGATGGGAAAAGTGCGGGTCTGAATATAACCATATTGAGGGCATCATAGGCTCCTTTCTTTAATGTTAAAATACTATTATACTACAAAATGAATTCAGGGTCAATCGAATGGTTTGGCATTTTTGACACCATTACGCATCGTCAAACAGCGTAAGACACCTTCTCGTGACCAAAGTGCGTGTCGCTGACTAAAAATACTGCTGGCATATTGTGCTCCTTTCTTTATGTTATGCTGTCATCCAGCGTTGTTCTGATTCAAGCACCAGGCTCTCTGCTCCGTCATATTCTTCAATACGAAACCGTTCTCCCAATGGCACCCAATTTACTTCTAAATCTTCTAACCCTCCGCAATATGCTTCGGGGTATTTTAATTCCATATAAGCCTGAATCTTATCTAACTCTTGCCGCTCAACCCATTCTACTATAGAGGGATCGTATACAAGTTCTTCAATGCTGTGCCAGGTGTACCATCCAGCACCAAATCCTGGGCTTACCAACACAGCCACTTTATTATCTCGAATTAATTTTTGCATACTTGTATTATACATTAAATGGATTTATTTGTCAATTTTGGAGTGGGTGACAGGAATCGAACCTGCATAAAACGGATTTGCAATCCGTGGCCTAACCGTTCAGCGGCACACCCACATTGTTTGGCTCCCCGGGTACGACTTGAACGTACGACATCCAAATTAACAGTTTGGCGCTTCTACCGACTGAGCTACCGGGGAATTGCGTTTGGGATTGGAGCGGGATAAGGGAATCGAACCCTTGACCGAAGATTGGAAATCTGCTGTTTTACCATTAAACTAATCCCGCATTAAGGCTTATCGTTTTGTTTTAGAATCTAGTCCCAGCATAGGACGCTTGTCATACTTGTAGTCGGCATACTCGCCATTGGCATCCACATAATGACAGAAAACCTGTATCTGTTGATTGCCTTCGTATGGATCGCGCCAGTGTTCAATTTCGCAACCTTTGTATACCACCAGGTCACCTGGTTCCAAGTACACCGGAGTACCTGCCATATAGATGCCCCAGGGTACTGGATTGTTAGCGATACAGATAGTGGCACTATATTGACAGCTGGGACGATCTGTGTGTTTGGCCAAGGTACTACCACGCCAGTAGATACGACTGTATGTGTATGTGGGATATAGATCTAATCCTGTAGTCTCTTCCATTAACGGATGTATGGTCAACATTAGTGCATCGTTCACTGCCAAACTATAGTTGGCATAACTGATAGGGCTTTGCTCATCGCCAAATGCTGTGCGATTATTTTGATCAACGCCTTTGTTGAAATAGTCCGCTTGCTTGCTGAGCAGGATACTGTTCTTGACCAACTCCAGTGCATCTTCACTTACAGCATTTCTAACTACTTTAAAAAGTTCTTTCATATCTTTCCTAATCTTTGGCGACCCCTCACGGCCTCGAACCGCGAACCTTTGGTTTTGGAGACCAACGCTCTGCCAATTGAGCTAAGGAGCCAAACCTGGAGCGGGCGAAGAGGCTCGAACTCTCGACCTTGTGCTTGGCAAGCACACGCTCTACCAGCTGAGCTACGCCCGCATACAACTATTTACAACTGCCAACTTCTTACCTGTGTCGGTCTTGGCGCTCCCAGCCGGATTTAACCTTTGGTAACGCCACGGGGAATCGAACCCCGATTGCCAGGATGAAAACCTGATGACCTAA